CCCGCCAGCGGTCGACCCGGCCGGGGTCGACCCGTCAGCGGGCGCGAACAGTGCGGGGAACGTCTCTTTCAGGTCTTCCACAATGTCGTCCCAGTCGGCATCCCCATCATCGTCAAGTTCCACGTCTGACAGATCGATCACCCGGACCAGTCGCTTGGCCTGCTCCCGGGTGAGCCCTGCCTCCACCAGGGCCGCGCGGGCACCCTGCCGGGCCATCCGCAGATCGGGCTGGTCGTCCGGCTTGGGTGGGTCGTCTGGTTTGGGTGGGTCGTTTGGTTTGGTCTGACCCTTCATTCGCAGACGCAGGATCTTAGCTTCCCGATTGGCCTTCGCCAGAGCCTTACGCATCCTGGCCAGTTCGGCATCATGATCAGGATTGGTATCCGGATCGGTATCCGGATCGGTATCCGGATCGGTATCCGGATCAGGATCGGTATCCGGATCAGTGTTCGGATCGGTGTTCGGATCGTCGCTCACGGTCTCCCCTTCCTTACATCTTTGACCAGTTGATTATGCCGCCCACTGAACGACCCTTGACGAAGGTCGGCCCGTGCCCTGGCAACCACCGTCTTGGGAAGATCGGTACCCGCCCTGAGAAGCCTCTCCGATGCCCGCATCCGAGCGGGTAGCGAATCGTAGTTGCTGAACCCACGCAACACTGCCCGTTCAGCTTCCCTTTCCAGAGCATGCCGGAACGCGAGATCTCCACCGTACAGCTCCACCCGGCATCGACAGTTAGGGTGTCGGGGCGGGTAGGGCACGTCCACCGCGTCCAGTGGATGGGCAGCGAAAGTGATGGTATGGCTGAACGTTCCGCCAAGTGCCACCACATGCCCGTTGAGCGCCAGGCAGTGTAAGCAGGCCCCCCGCTCGGACACCCAGATAAGTTGGTCGTCTTCTGCCCGGGCACGTGCGGCCACTCCCACGCTCACTGCCCGGTTAGCGGCCCACCGGGCCGTTGCCCGCGCATCGGTGCCCGCGCGGGTACCCGCTGCCGCAACGGTGCGTGCATCGCCCATGCTGGTCATAGGCAGTGCCCGCGCAAGTCGGACAGTCTGCGCCAGTTGGTTGCGCGCCCGCTTGTCCATCTCAGCGGGTACCCGCTTCAGTGCCCGGTCAGCGGGTACCCGCTTCAGTGCCCGGTCAGCGGGTACCCGCGCGCTGCCCGCCGAGCGGGTACCCGCGCGCTGCCCGCCTGCTCCCAGACGGGTACCCGCGCGCTGCCCGCCTGCTCCCAGACGGGTACCCGCGCGCTGCCCGCCTGCTCCCAGACGGGTACCCGCCTGGATTGCCCGTCGCATGCGGGCAGACATGTCCGGTCGGGTACCCGCCAGCAGACGGGCGGTCAGAGCGGGCAGCACTCGCGGGCCTTCGGTAGCCAGCGTGCCCGCTGCCCGCAGGGCCACCGCGGCGGCAAGGATCCTTGCCGATGCTGCGGCCACCCGATCGGCGAACGGCCGGGCCACCGTGTCTTCAGTGTCCTGCTCATACTGGACAGGATCGGTCATGCGATGGGCGGATCAGTCTCGGGTGCGGCCTGTGGAAGCAGACGCTCGACGATGGACTGAACCGCGTCAGCATCCAGCACGCCGAGAGTGACCGCGGATCCGAGCTTGGTCAGCGCATCCCCGATATCGTTGAGATGACCCACCCGCCGGGTAAGGTCCATCGCTTCCGCGTTGCTGTCCAGCCATGTGGACACCTGATCAGACGGATACCCCGCTTCTATCAGGGTCTGATCTTGCGGCACTCCCGCGGCCTGCTTGGCACCGACCGCCATCCAATCATCCGTGGTGGATGCCTGAGTGATCGGGTGCCACTGAACGTCAAGGGTCGTCGGGATGATGGACACCAGGCTGAGGACATAGCGGAAGGTCTCTCGGATCGAAGCGGTCAGGATGGTTTTCAACCAATCCACCCGCTCGTTCAAGGGCTCATTCCGTACCCGCAAGCTCTCCCCACTGGGGATATCCCCTGTCGGATCCATGTAATGCAGGGGAGTCATGGTGAGTTGTCCCATGAGCCTGATATAGAACTGAGCAGGGGTAAGAAGGGTCGCAGGGTCCGCTGCCGCAAACTCTCCCACCGCTTTGGTTCCGGTAAAAGTCTGCATGGTGCCTGGACCAGACCTCCGGTTGCTGCCTACCCCTGCCTGCTGGTCCACCACGCTCGGAGTGGCTACCGCATCGGCATCGTCGATCCAATCCGGGGTATCCCCTGAATTGTCCAGTTCTGCCCCAGCGTCGGTCAGACGGTACCGCTCGGGCCATCCCTGGCTGTCAGCGGTGTTGATCTGAGTGACCAGCATCTTTGTCAGAGCATTCTGGCAGCCGTACCCGTTGGCCGCTACCCCCTGCCCGTACGGGGCATCGGTCCGGAAGTGGAAGAAAGGGATCTCCCCCGTGTCGTTGGGCAGTAGCCAGGAATCGATCGACTGGTCTGGTTCGAGGTACTGCTCCCAGTCTTCCGGGTGCATGCCATCCCGATCGAGCCTGAGCACCCACCGTTCAATCGCCGTGGGATAGATCAGGTTCACCCTCCACCGGCCATCATCGTCTGCCTGCCAGCGGGTGATGGCATAGACCTTGCGTCGTTGGGTCTCCTGGTCGTAAATGATCCTGGTATCCGTCGGATCATGAACGACCAGTTCCACCCCCGCGTCGATCAGTTGAGGGTCCGGGGCTGGCTCGGGCGTGCCCTCCGGCGAGATGACCGGTTGGTCCACCACCGGCCAGACGGACAGATACGCGTCACCGTACATGAGGGTGCGTCTGACCAGGATCGGAAACCAGATGTCCAGGTCATTGGCATCCCATATCTTCTGGATCAGGGTGGAAGCCTCCTGATCGTCCGGCACTGTCACTTGGCGGAGCTTGAGCTTCCGCATCGGGACATCGATGACAGTTGCTATCAGGTTGAACCGGTAGTGGTCTCCGGTCACCTCGACCCTGCGACGGATCGCTTCGGATGCGAACACTTCCGGGGTCTCTCCCGAGTACTGCTCCCCTGCCTCCCGATAGTCCTTTTCCTCCCTGATCAGGCTCGACCAGCCGGTCAGTAGATCCTGGATCATAGGTAGATCTCCGTCCGGTCGGTTGCCTTGCGGGTGGTGTACGGCCTGGTCAGATGATAGTGCACCAGGCTGACCGCAGCGTCGATCGTGTCGTCGTACCGCATGTGAGGAAACCCCACTGCTTGTTCCTCCAACTGGGGATGGTGGGTGCTGTGCAGCACCCGGCCCCGCTGCCAGTGGTCCAGTTCTCGGGCGAAACGGACTTCTTTGGACTCGCTGGACCAATGGGTACCAACACGTACACCTAATCCTCGGAGCAGGGCCACCCAGAGATCCCCTCCCTGGTTGACCTCGACCAGGATGTACCGGATATCCGGGTACAGGGGGAGCAGCTGTTCAGCTACGAAAGCCCGTAGGGGAGCACCGGTCAGCCTGACTCCTCGGGCCCATCGAATGGTGACGGTTCCGGGATTGGTGCGGGTGGGCCGGCCAGCCGGGAGGGTCCAGGATCCGACTACTAGGCCCGTGAAGTCGCTTGTTCTGCGGGCTGTGACCGCGGGGTCGATGACCAGGGTGGTCCGGGTGAGGGGGTCGCCCTCCCCGATGTGGAAGTCAGGCAGGGACCAGTACACCCCCTCCCGAGCTAGGGGGTTGTTAGCATAGTTCTTGGCATACATCCTGGTATGCCGGATTTTGTTAAGGTAGTCCATTGACCACTTTTGTGGCCATATAGACGATTCATTCCCCTGGTCGTCAATGACGATCGGAAGATGGTGATGAACGTTGATGCCCTGTTCGGCTATCCAGGGCTCGGCGGTTTCGGGGTCGGAGAGCGCTCTCACCAGTTGATGCATGATCGACCCCGGCATGACGACCGTACCCACCATGACCAGGCGGGCGTACAGGTTCATCGGCAGTACCGCATCGACGATTGTCCCCAGCCTCTTGGTTACCAGGTCGGGGGAGTATCTGGCTTCGTCCGGCTCCGCATCATCGATGATGATCACATCGGGTCGGGTGTCGCCCACCTTGAGACCCAGGGTGGCCGCATCGATCCCCCGGGCTGCGAACACGAAACCGGACCGTTGCACCAACATCCCGGCACTATCCGCAACGGTGGTGTTGTTGGTGGGCCGACGGGCGGGGGTACACAGGTCCGGATAGTCCTGCCGTAACAGGACATTGGTGTCCAATTCTCGCTTAAAGGTACGGAGGTGAGTTTCGGACTGGCTGGCCGCGTGTGCGAATGCTGCGATGAACCGGGCATGCCCGTGAGCCGCAGCCCACAACGGGATGATCAGGAACCACCACGTGGTCTTACCCAGCTCCCGGGGGGCAATGAAAGCCTGCCGGTCCTGCTGAGGCTCCGTCACAGGATCCCGCCAAGTCAGGGCCTGGCGGGACCACTGGTAATGCACGTCTGAGAATGTGATCTTGCCACTGACCTTGTCTGTCAGATGCCGGGCGAGATAGATCCTGGCAAAGGCCACAGGGTCCCTGCCCAGGGCACGTCGGATGACCGACTGAACAGGTACCGGATGGTTGGGCAGGGCAACCATCTCCCGATCCAGCCGGGCATGCCAGTCCGACGACCAGATCATCCCGGCAGCGGGTCGTCCGGCGGAGGGTCGTCCGGCGGAGGGGTCTCGTTGTACGAGGTAAGGATCTGGTCGGCCGTTGCCTGCCACTGTGCCTGGAATGACTGATCGTAGCTGTCCCACACCCGAATGGTGGTGTTGGTGGTGGTGGGCCACACCGGAGGGTCGCCCCGCTGCTCCCGGTACGCGGTGAAAAGTACCTCGCCAGGATCGTCATCGTAAGAGACTTCCGAGATCACGGCATCGGCCGCTGCCTCCCACTCGGCATGGAAGACAGTATCGAGCTCGCTCCACAGGAACATGTGCCGGCCGTCCGGCCAGCGGTAGTGCCTGATCTTACTGAGTGTGGTGTACGCGACATCTCCGTACATGGATCCCCTAAATAATCTTTGTAAAACGGTTGTATTCCAGTGATGCTGCGGGTAGCGTATCACTTGTAAGCAACACGAACCGAAAGGGAGACCAATGAACGCCACTGAGATTTTCCAGATCCACAAAGCCATTGCCAAGTCCAGCGACGGGAACGTCTCATCCCCTGACTCTCCGGTATTCCAGTACACCCGTGATCAGGTCCTGGCAGCCCTTAACATGGACTACCCGTGGGAGAAATGCCTCGCTATCTACGACGACGCCATGGCCCTGGCCATGGAGGAAGAGTGGACCCCAGACGTCCAGTGACCACCCGCGGAGCGGGGCCTGGCGAGGCCCCGCTCCTTTCATTGAAGGAGAACCCATGTCCCGCTGTGTCTACCCCAATCCTAGCTCCCCGGACGATGCCGAGCTGGTGGACCGCCTGGCGTACGTCTTGACCACTGCCGACCACCCCACCATCGGAACCTGGAACCTGGTCAGTCGCCAGATGGTCCGTCTTCTTCGGCAGGTCTACCCGCGCATGGACGCCGGCCGGCTGTGGCGGTCATTCCTGGTGTCGGACGGCACCATGTCCGCTGTGGTGGCGCGCATCGCTGCCGACAACCGGTATCTCGTGGAATGAAAGTCCTGATCGTGTGTGAGACCTCCGGAGAGGTCAGAAGGGCTTTCCGGGATCGAGGTCACGATGCATGGTCCTGTGACCTCCTACCCGCGGATGATGGATCCCCATATCACTACATGTGTGATATGTGGGATGTGATCAGTAACGAGTATGATCTGATCGGAATGCACCCTGAGTGCACCTATCTATGCCGGTCAGGGATCCACTGGAATAACCGGGGGAGAGGCTGGGAGCGCACCGAAAAGGCTCTGGACACGGTGCGTCGGCTCATGGCCGTTTCGGCACCGTGGTACCTGGAGAACCCCGTGGGGATGATATCCAGTCGCATTCGCAAACCAGACCAGATCATCCACCCGTATCAATTCGGACACGACGCAAGCAAGCAGACATGCCTATGGCTGCACAACCTGCCCCGCCTGGTGCCCACCGATGCCGTACCTCCCAGGATAGTGGACGGTAGACCCCGGTGGGGGAATCAGTCGGACAGTGGGCAGAACACGGTGCCGGACCGCCGGGACCGATGGAAGATCCGGTCGGCAACCTACCGGGGTATCGCCCGGGCCATGGCGCAGCAGTGGGGGTGAGCATCTCACCGTTCAGGACCATGAACGACGGTCCATCAGGATCATGAAAGGGCCCCACCTGGTTCAGGTGGGGCCCTTACCTTGGGGAAGGCCACGTCAGTGTACCCGCTTGGCATGCTTCCCACGTTGAGTAGGTGACCGGTGTACCCCCGGTCGGTTGATGGTCAACCCGATCACCGCCAGAACGATCATGGTCAAGCCTGAGATGATCAGGAACACACCCGCGATCATTGATCCCACCACCGACGGAGCTGCATACGCGCAGACGTTATCAGCGCATCGCCACCCAGTATCGCTACGACAATGGCCAGCACCCACACTACGTCCAGGCCAGTGATCCACGAAACGATGCCTAGCGCCACCGCCCCAAGCATACCGAGCAGGCCCGCACCAAACAGGATCTTAGGGCCCATCACACCCACCTGATGATCTGGACCAGCACGAACACCGCACACAGGACCAGGACCGACCAGGCCACTGCCACCGCGATACGATCACTCATCCTCAGCCTCCCGGATCCACAGGTTCTCCAGCGCCACAGCCGCGTCTACCAGACCATCCCACATAGCCAGCAACCACTTGGGGATGTCCTCGTCTACCATCTCCAGCACCACCTCCAGCTCCTCAGGCGTGATCCGGGGGGTAACCGGGAACGTCTGACATCCCACCGTGATCTGGCCCTTGCCTCCCGGACACCGGTAGATCACAACCGGTG